AACGCTCGCCTGTGTTTACTTGCACTGTTTCACCGTAGTTAATATTTGTTCCAGTAATCCATTGGTCAACTAATCCTTCAGATTCTAATGCTTGGTTTAATGTATCAAAATAGTTGTTCATTTTAAGATCCTAAATTATTTTATTATTGTTTCGCCTTCTTGAAAGCGTGGTTATATATTAAACCTTCTATTCTAAAAAGTAAACATATTTTTTTACATTTTAAACAATAGAATCTAAAAAAGCCTGATAAGCCGCTTCATAACCCAGCGCAACGCAAACAAATGCGCCTGCATCATGTGCAGCTTTAAGATATTCAAGTTGCCCGTCTTGCCATTTTGACTTCGTATGATCTTGCCTTTTCAGCTCGCAAACAAATGCTCTGCCTGTTGGAATAATGATGTCAGGCGCACCTTTCGTCATGCCCTCGCTTTTTTGCCGTGCTACCTGCTGCCAGTTGCGTTTGCCCTCGTTTCTAATATGCGTGGCAATCTTTCCATAAGTCGCTGGGTATTCGCGTCTTATACGCGCAAAAAACGTCACCGCTTCAAGTGTTTCGCTGGGGCAATCTCCACGATACGATGTGTCACCGTAAACTTTAAGCCACTGGGGGAATTTCATCGTTTCTAAATCTCATGTTGTAATTATGAACCTTGTAAAAATCACCTTCTTTTTGATAAGTAACAGTTTCAGGCGGTTTTGTTCCGTTTATCGTAACAGTCATAAAACTGTTGTAGTCGCGCGGAATTTTTGGCGTAAAAAACACGGTAAACGTTCGCCACGCTGTTGTAAATTCAACTCGCAAACACTCGTTACCTGCTTTGCTAATGGTTGGCTTAACTTTCATATCAAGCACTTCATCGGTCTGTGATTGATATGGATCTGATTTTCGCTCGCGGTATTGCCTAACCAATTTTTCGTTAGGGTCAATTAGTTCTTCTTTGCACCCGCCACAATAACGCGCTGCAACATCGTTTTCATGCCCGCACTCGTGGCATGGCTTAAAACTCCATTTGTAATTGCATAATTCAGACTGACATGAACGGCTATGATGCGCAGGAAAAAAACCGTGTTCAGTTACAATTCTATTTCCTTGCAAGTCTACAAAATAGCCATTGTCATCAATGCCAAAACCCGCGTCATTGTCGCGTGGCTTGGTTTCATTTAATAATCCGCACTCAGGACAACGCGCAATCAGATACTCGCCATTAAACTCTACGCTGTTACTGGTTTTAATGTCTGGATTAAAAACATCACCATCGGGGCAATGTCGCTCTATATTCTCAGCATAATCTAAGACTAAGCAATCTTGCTTTCCATCGCTTAGACGCAATCCACGCCCAATTATTTGCTGTAATAATGCGGCTGACTCGGTAGCGCGTAAAATTGCAACAACATCGCAGTGAGGTGCATCAAATCCAGTCGTTAAAACCGCCACATTTACTAAATATTTTAAAATCTGCGCTTTGAATTTAAGCAGGATTATTTCACGCTCTCGAGCTGGTGTGCCGCCTGTGACAATAGCCGATAATTCTGGCGGTAAAGATTCCATGATCTCACCCGCGTGTTGAATCGTAGCCGCAAAAAATAACACGCCTTTACGATCTCGCGATTGCTCGATAACATCCGCGACAATCTCAGCCGTTAACCTGCCTTTGCCGTGATACGCCTTGTCAATATCATCTTTGCTAAAATTACCCATTGCATTAGTTTGCATGTTTAGCGTTTCATAATGCTGGCTATTGATTGCACCAACAATAGGTTGGCACAAATAACCTTGCTGGATTAACTCACGCGCAGTGATCTTGTAAATCAATCTATCAAAATACGAGTCGCGTGTTTTGCTTTCGTGCAACGCCACACCACGCAAATCGTGTTTAAAAATGTAACCCGTTGACATGCGGTAAGGTGTAGCTGATAACCCAATAATGCGCAGGTTTTCATTAAATACCTGTAGCTGGTCAATAATATGAATGACGGTTGGCGTTATCTTGTGGCACTCGTCAATAATCACTGCACAGAATTGACTGCCAAAACGTTCAAGCTGGTTTTTGATGCTGACAGGCGTTCCAACCACTAACGGATTAGCAAGGCAAGTTTCACCAACGCTTGCACTAAACAATGAAACCGCATTGCCTGTGGCAATAATCTTATCGGCATTTTGCTCCAGCAATTCTTTGCTAGGTACAATACATAAAACGTGTTTGCCTTTGCTTACTTTGTTTAAAGAGTTGGCTATCTCAGCAACGATGATTGATTTACCTGCACCTGTGGGCAATTCAAGAACGCATGGCGCGGTGTTCTTGCGAACCCATGCTATGCAGTCATCATGCGCCTGTTGTTGGTATGGGCGCATTTTCATTTGCTTACTCCTTGTTGCACTAATAAGTGTTTAACTGCTTCACGAAGTGCAGGTGTTATTGCGTCAATAATGTCGAATGTTTCAAGCGTGGTTTGCTCGATTAGATATTCGTTATTTTGCATAGGTTTAATTCCGCTAGGTTGACTAGGCAAAAGCATCCAATAAACAACTTCGGTAAAATATTCATCATCATTATGGCTTAAAAAAAAATCTCTTGATCCAGCATCAAAACAACATACAGCGTAATTTCCAAGGCAATCAATAGCTAAAACGTTTTCACAATGATTTGGAAACGACGACGTATCTCTTGAGCCATAAATACATTCTGTCCATTTCAAAACTGTTTTTTCTGGCTCAGGCTTTAATTCACGTTTCAAACTGTTTAGGTAAGCGTTAAAATCGTCTTCTCCTAGCCATTTGTGTATTATTGAAACATGAACGCCCACTTGTTGCGCTGTGTCTTCTTCCGTGTCGCCACTGGCAAGGCATATAGCCGCTTTTTTTTGGTATGCAGGCATTTTCATTTAAGACAACCTCCAATACTCACTCGCTGAACCCATATATGGCGTTAAATCTGCATTAGGTAACAATTCTTTAACGGCTTTGGCGTAACTCACCGCGCCTTTTTTGACTACCTTTGTTAATTTGTGCCCGTTGATCTCGCTGTCTTGTTCTTTGCAATCTCTCACAATATGCTCAAGCACGCCTTTTTTAATGGCTTCAAGCTCTGCGATCTGCGCAGACAATTCAAAATAATATTCCACGCGGTACGCTGTTGAATTGGCGTTATTGGTGGCGCGTTTATCTTGCAAATACTTTTCTGGGTTATCGCGCTCAATCAAATACTCGGCATGAAAACTTTTTAAAATTGGCAAGTGTTTGTTTATCCATTCGCGATCATAATCAATGGTTTCTAATTGGTCACCGTTTGGCGACCATTGGTAAAAATCACACGCTGCCATATGCGTTACAAATAGTTGCACCTGAATCTGCGCATAATAATGCGGCTGCTGCGCTAAGTTTTTAAACACAGGTGGATTTTTATCACGTTGACCGTATGGGCATTTAATCTCGATTAGTTTATCAAAACCAGCAAATCCATCGGGACTTGCTCCTAGCCAGTAATCGTGTGTATAAAACTCACATTTTTCTACATAAACACCTGTTTTTAACTGATAATCCATCTTTGCTAAATCTTCGTGAAACGTGCCATATTCTGTGGCTTGGTTGCCTTTAAATTCACGCTCTGCGTTGTGATATTCACGCACCATGTTGCGCATGACATCTTCGCGCTTCATAAATGGTGATAATCCAAGTATTGCGCCAACGCTTGACGCGGTAATACGCCCAACACGTTGTGCAAACCATTCTGGTGTTCTTTGCTCTATCATTTTACTCACCTTTATTTGCTGCACGTCCATGTGCGTTTGTTTAGTTAATTATCAGAAAGGAACATCGAAATTATCATCAGCAATTTCTGGCGTTGCTTTAATTGCTTGCACAGGTTCTTCAACACTGCGTGGTGATACTGCTGCAACCCAGTTGCCTGTTTTGTCGTTTATCTCCCAAATCATGACTTTAATTAACATAGGTTTTTGCATAAGGTGTAAAAGCGTTTCATTGGTTGGGGCAGAATCAGACTTGGATAATTTGCCGCCCGCGTTTTTATCAATAGCCGCTAACATATTCAAAGCCTTGTCGCGTTTCTTTGTTTCTGCATCAAAAATGCGCACCTTTTGAAACACTTTGCGGTTTTTATAAGCGTCTGGTTTGTTTACTGTCCACGCCAAATTAATATATTCATCGCCTTGATATTCCGCAATGTTAGCTTCAGTAATCATGGCTAAGCAGGTCGTGTTTTCTGGTATCAACGCGATACCACCGCCTGATTCAAATTTACCCGTTGTGTCTGTTGCGCTTTTACCTTCGCTTGTTTGCCAAAAACTCATAATTATTCTCCTAAAAATTTTAATAATGGATTGATTCCGTGTTGGATAAAAATATCGTCAGTTAATCCCATGCGGTTTTTACTAACGCTTGACGCTTCACTTGTGCATTGAATAATCCGCTCACCCGTGCTTTTTGCTTTTGATTTCTTTTGCTCATCTTTCATCACAAAAGTTTCTAGGCGCATAAAACCTACAAAATCTGCATCATCAATGTAATGGCTTTGTGATTTCTTTTCCATTTTTAAGCCATACTGTTGATAAGCATCACTGTCTGGCAAATCAATTGTGTTTAATTCTGCGTGGCTTAAAAAAACAATGTTCATGTCTTTTTTATCCACTAAAATCTGACACGCTTTTCGTACTCTGCCGTGCATAGATGATAATGCCTGATAACCTGCGCCATAACCACCCATTGCAAGTGCTAATGCTTTCGCGCTGGTGTTGCCTTTGGTTATTTCGTCAGTAAATAAGCGGTCAAGTTTACTGATTGAATCAATCACCAATGTTTTGTACTGGTGATCTTCATTAATTAAAGTTAACAGTTGATTATAAATATCGTCGCTGCTTGTAAGCAATGGGAAGGCGTCAGGCATTGCACTGGAAGGAACAGCAGATAAACCATCTTCTGCTCTGATAAAAATAGGTGCGGGGAATGTGCTGGCTAGGCTAGTTTTGCCAATACCAGCTCCACCATAAATGGTAAACAGGCGGTATTTGTTGACTGGTTTGCTAATCGTGTTTAAAAGGCTCATGCTACACCTCCAGCATAAACAGCAGATTGAAAATAAGAGCGTGCAACTTCATTTACTAAATAAGTGTTAGTAAATGATTGGAATTTTTTTGTTGCGTGTTGGGCATAAGCTAAAGATAATTCTGTGCGGGTGCTTTCGTCAGAATCAATAAAAGAATCAACCATGTTGTCTTGGCTAATTGAATTTACAACTGATTGTGCAAACATCAAAACATCGGCTGGGTGTACGCCCATTGATGTTGCCAAATTAATAACGTCTTGTGAGTATGTCATTGTGTTGCTCCGCATTGGGATTAAAAAAAATAATTTGTTACTACGGGTACTATATTACTAAAAATAGTTTATAATGTAAACATATTTTTTTAAATCTTAAAATACAACAAGGAAAGCACACAATGACAGCAGAACAAATCAAAGAAAAACTCCGTTTAATGAATATCAGCAAAGTATCGGAGGAATCGGGCGTGTCGCGCAATATGCTGCATCGATTTTTGCACGACCAGTTTAAAAAAGAAAAAACACCTTATGAAAAAACCGTTGAACGCTTAGCGCAATATTTGGAAAATTTATGAATGATCTATTAAATGCAATACGCGCTTCAGGCATAAATCCGCCAACGCATATAAATCAGCACGGCATTACGCGTTTTGCCACTACAGGCAAAGAGAAATCTGGCTGGGTATCATTATTTATAGACGGCAAAGGCGCATGTTATGGTGACTGGAAATCGGGCGAGCAACACGTTTGGTTTGCTGATGGCTTTAGAAGTAGCGAAAACGATTACGAACGCGAACAAGCTATTGAGAAAGCCAAAGAAGAACGGGATTTTGCTTACAGCAACGCAGCGTTTAACGCTCAGGAGCTGTATGCAAAACTCCCACACGCTTTAGATCACG